TCAGCACGTTTGATCATTTGTTTACCACCAGATTTCATTTTCTTAGATTTAACAGATTCAATCGAATCTTTCTTTGCAGATTCTTTAGCTTTTCTAGCAATCTCCAATCTCTCTTCTGGACTTAGTGTACCTGGATAGGTAACTAACTTACCTTCTGATACAGCATATCTAGAGTCTTTACCAAGTTTTTTATTAATGCCACCCCATCCTGGAGATTTAAGTAAAGAGTCAATAGGTTTTCCTATATACTTTTTCTGAGAATTTCCTATTTCCTCTTGTGTTCTTGCAAATGCTTTCTTTCTGTTAGACTCTTTCATCAAAGAATCTGACTTAGATGTACCGAATTGAGCTTTTTTAACCTTTGCCATTACAATGAGCTTTTATCCTCTTCAGGCACTTCCTTAACAACACCATTTTCTACAGCTCTAGCCAGGGCTTGTTCAACAATTTGATTAGCCTTGTCAGCCAGAAGGATTCTCTGGGATTCTGGAGTGTTTAGAACAGCACGAAGAGCGTTTAACAATACACCAAATTCTCCTCCAGATACGACAAATAGATCATCTTCTGACCATCTGTACTTCTTATTAGGATCATAGCTAGGAGGGGTTGCTTGTTGTTCTTGATCTTTTACGATTTCCATACGTTAAATTTTTGGTTTTAGGGGCGAATATATGTAATTTTTATGAAATTACCAAATTTATTTTAGGCATTTACGTTAACAACAGTGAATACATCTGATGCGTTATAATACCCAAGTCTTACTACTCCTGCACTATTTTTAAATATTTGTTTAGAATAGTCACCATAAATTATAGTAGCTGCTGATATGTCAAATGTTGCATTAGCATAATTAGCTTCTATATATGATATTGTTTTTCCTGTTAAAGTTCCACTTGATGAGAAATTAAATGTACTACTACTTAGTGTGTTATTAGCTATATTACTACTAATAGTTAATGTGTTACTATTAATATAACTAGCATCTAATCTGTTATTATAAATACCACTATTACTAGATAATGTATTACTATCCATAGTACTACTATTAGTCAATGTGTTATTAAGAACATTACTACTAGTCAATGCGGAACCACCAATAGTACATTGACCGTTTAATACATTTGAGCTAATAATAGAACCATTAAGTGTATTAAAATTAATACTACTATTATCGTTTATTGAGTTATTCAAAATCATAGAAGATGATAATATATTGTCTGAAAATTCAGAATAAGCAGAAAGTGTATTAGTTTCTATTGTCGAACTAACATCTAATTGATTGTTTAGTATTTCAGATGAGTATACATCACTATTATCTATCTTTGAATTATCATTTAATACATTAGATGAAAAAACACTACTATTTAGCGTATTATTGGCCATTCTAGAATTGCTAGATAATGCATTTTCTGTTATACTACTATTATCATCTAATGTATTATTATAAATACTACTACTACTAGTTAATGTGTTATTACTAATATTACTACTAGTTAATGTGTTATTCAATATACCACCAATAGTCAATATGTTACTGTCGATACTAGCAGCAGTTAATGTGTTATCGCCTATACCTGAATTACTTAATATGTTGTTGTAGATAGAACTATTATTAGTTAATATATTATTAATACTACTATTAGCCAATGTATTATCGTATATTCTACCATTACTAGTTAATGTGTTATTGGAGATAGAACTATTAACGTCAGTTATATTATTGTACATATAACTTCTTTGTGTCAATGTATTATGCCACAAATAACTACCAATGAAATTAATGCATTCTAAATATGAATCTTTTACATAATTAGATTGAACACCAATGGAATTATAATCAATAGTGTTAAAATCTTCATTACCATTACCCCATTGGAAGTCTTTGATAGGGTTACCAAAACCAAATACAAATACATCAGGACTAGCAAATTCATAAAATACTTGGAAGTTTCCATCAACATCATTATCCCACCTATCTTTTCTTCTGATAATCATGTCATGGATGTAGTCATAATGTATTACATCTATTTCTACATTATAATCTGTACTATTAAAAGGAACTTCTTGCCAATTAACAGCATCTAGTGTATGTTTATCAACAAATGACCCTACGTTTCCTGTGAGATTAGTCCAATGTTTTCCTCCCCAAATTGCGTCCTGACCTATTGTGTAAGATGGGCTCACTGCACCTGTTATGTCTGCTGTTACACCTAATCCATTATCAATAGTTGTGGCTAATGACCAATCTCCTGTCAAGAATATCAAGACATTCAAAGCTACAAATGTAGCTGTGGCTCCATTGTCTGCAGTGATTGTATCACCATTGCTAAATGCACCACCTACAACATTGGTTATTGTGGGGAACATATAGCTATTATATATTCCATATCCATTGTTAGGTGTTGCTTGAGAGTTTAAATACTTGGGGTTGTAGAAAATACCATGTCCAGCTAGCTCAAGTTCGTTAGTTGTAGCTGCCTTGAGTATAACTGTTGTTCCTCCATATAAAGGCACATCCACTCCAGATATAATATATGTGCTCCCTGGAACAAGTGCATTTGAAGAAATCAATACATCTATTTCAGCTTTTGTAACACTTGAAGCTCCTCCTGAACCACCAGGAATAATGTCTTCTAAATTCAACCAGCCCTTATATCCGTTCTTTTCTAGGGCCCAATATCCAGTTTTGATGTAATGTGGCATATGTTAATTTAATTCTATTTCAAAAACAATTGTTGCTGAGCTCTTTATACTCTTTGACAAATTCAACTTAATTTGTAATAAGTTATGCAGTTTCAATATCTCTTCCAATAACATTTGGTTGTATTTTGGAAGGGAAGGAGCAAGCCTAAAGTGGTATGCATCAGGGTGCCTTGTCACTTCTAATATTGAAAGCTCATCTACAGAATCAATAATTCCCTGAAGATGTGCCAGATAAGCTAATTCATTATCTGGCATCACTTGTGGGAAGAATTTTGTTTGTACTTGCATTACAAATATCTTAATGAGGTGTTATTTCTTCTAGTTCCTATTAACTTAGCTAATAGTGTATTTTTAGAAATTCCAATACTCTGAGCAGCTTCTCTTGCACAATCAAATATCTCACCTGTAACTGTATTAATTACCTTTTTTGAGTTTGGATTATTTTTTCCAGTTCTTTTTTTATTTGATTGTATTATTGCTACTCGGGTTTGTTCAGAAGGTTTTTGTCCTCTTACCCCATGAGACTTACCTTTATTTGATTCTGATATTCTTTTTTTAGTTTCTTCTGAAAGAACAAATCTACCTTCTTTATTAACCCTTACACTGTTGTATTCAGGATTATATAAAAGTATATATTGGTTTTCTCTTCCTAGAATCTTTTCTGGATAACTATGATGTTCAATTACAACAAACTCAAAGTTCTCCTCTCCGTATTTATTCCAAGATCGCTGTAAATACTTGTTGTGATGTTTGTTTTTTCTTAGACTATTTCTATGTTGACAGAATCTTTTTTTAATATTCACACTACTACCAATATAAATGTTATCATTTACAATATTGCGTATGACATATATACCACAGTTTTTGAGAATTCTAATGCGTTCTTCTCTCTGTACAAAAAACTCTTGTTCAGTCAACATTACGATAGAGTTAGTCTATATTTAATTTTTGCACCATTTCCAGACAAGGATTGAGCTATATTTTCAATATCAGGCATTCCATTAGAACCTCCAAACTCTTCAAGTTGTTTTGCAAAAGTCATGAGTTCAGAAATCACTTGATCAGGCATACCTGCACTGTATTGTTTAATTGTTTCTACAGGCATAGCTTTAGTTCTTGTTCCTGTATAGCCCATGATTTTCTCTACAATCTCATCTTTAATATCACTTACCATTTCATAAGCGTCTCCTAAAGCTAAATGTTCAGCCAAAGATTTAGTTTGCCAGTGTAGTTCGTGTAGCTGTAGATGAAAATAATTCAACTTAGCTTTGATTGAGTCCAGGTTTAATGATATTGATTTAGACATCATGTCTTCTGGAAATAGGGATTTTGCCATTTTATGTTTGTTTAAACTGTTACTATTGTTACGGTGTTATTAGCCTGAAGGTATTGTATATCTCCATCTGGATTACCAGCATTGCAAGTCATAAGTGCAGAAGGTACAGTAAGAGTGATTGTACTCCCTATAACAGTAAGAAACACACTATCATCACCAACTGTTCCTCCTAAATCTGTACAAGATGGTAAATTTATCACTTGTAAATCTCCACAAAGTTGCATTGCATTTGCACCTAGTGTAGTTAAGTTTGGTAAGTCTATTGTACTTAAAATAAAAGAAAATGAAAAAGCTCCATATCCAGCACTAATTAAACTAGGCAAACTTAAATTAATAAGACTTTGAGCATTTACAAAACAACGATCACCAATTGTAGTTAAATTCGGCAAATTCACGGTTGTTGCTGCATAACATTGATTGAAACTTTCATCCCCTGCAGTTTGTAATGAAGGAAAGTCTATGTTGATAAGACTCTCACAACTTGCAAAACTTCCGTAAATATTAGTGGGTGTTACAGTTTTTAATAATGGAGCATATACTGTTGTTAAAGAAATACAAGCGTAAAAACAAGAGTCTTCTATTACTTCTATTGTATCAAGATTAACTTCTACAAGATTACCACAATTTTCAAAACATCCATAATCATCTTCAACAGAAAAAGGTAATGATTTACAATTAGGAAGTGTTATAAGAGTCAATTCGTCACAATTGTAAAAAGACATTTTTCCACCTGCTATAATTGCCCCTGTATCAACAATCTGAAGCAAATTATTATTTGCTTGAAAAAGATAGTCTTTAACTGTAATGTCTGATGCACCATACAACACAACTGTTGTACCATCAATTTCTACTGATGTAAAAGAATTTCCAAGTGTAGGAAGATCAAAAAAAGTATTCCAATCAGATAAATTAGAAGCATCTCCTACAAGAATACTTGCATTTTCAATACTATTAAAAGTTAATCTTAATACGAATGAAGACGGTACTGGTCCATTACAACACTCATAGGCATTGATCTCTGACCAATTACCCATACCTGGTTTGAATCTGTTTAATATAAGACCACCAGGAACTGCTCTACCAGAACCATCATATCTAACGTATGCTTTTAAATCTCTTTTGTTACTCATGTCTATTAAATTAAGGATAGATACGAATTTCTATAGGTGTATTCCAAAGTCTTTCATCTTCAGGTGCAAGTGTTCCAGCATTCCATCTCCGTGTAGAAATATAAACTTCATCATTGTCTACATTTTGAACAGCACCTGCCAAAAAAAGATCTACTATTCCGTTTTGACCTATAAATATTACAGTTTTATCACCTAATATAGAATTCACAACGTTAGTTTTTAGTTTATAATTACCTACACTAGCATAAATAGGAGTGAATGTCAACCCTGTTGTATTTTCTAAAACTGATAAGGTTGGAGCATTTGTTACTTCTTGATACAATAAACCTGTAAATAATGTGTACGATCCTCCTCCAGCTAAATTAGCTACATCTTGAGCTGTAGCTTTAACTGTACTTCCACCTTGAACAAGTGCTAATTCTTCAGTTCCTGTTAAAGGAGTTGTAGCACTAGAGAGTTGTGAAATTTTTTTATCTGCCATTGTTTGTTATTTTAAAGAATTATACGATCTCCGTTTTCTTGTAAAAGAAGATTCTGATTATTTTGTGTACTATTTTCTAATAAGAGAAAGTCCCCACTTTCAATAAACGGATCACAACACTCATGTGCTTGAGTTTGTTTCCAGTTACCTACTTTTGGTTTAGATCTCTGAAGAATATTACTTCCAGCTATAACTCTCCCAGAACCATCATACCTAACGTAAGATTTAAGATCTCGTTTATTACTCATGTCTTAAATTTTATAGTGGTGGAGCTTCAGTTGTTGTGGTGGTGGTAGTGCTTATATAATTGCAGCACTCGTAAGCTGGAATTTCTACCCATTTACCCACCTTAGGCTTCTTCCTTCTGAGAATTAGGCTGCTGGGAACAATTCTCCCAGAACCGTCAAAGCGTACATAAGCTTTGAGAGGGCGTTTGTCAATTGTGGCCATAATCTAAATTATATTTGTTTTTAATATTGAATAACTGTTTTAAGTAGTAGTGATTACAGAGTGTTCTGCTTTTCTCACTATCAAGCACCTCGTAGATGTGTGGGTCTTTAAAAGGACTATCACCTGTATGATATT